GAGAAGCATTACTAGACTTATAGAATGGTAATGCCTCATGTAAATCAGCATGAGTAACTTCGACACCTACATCAGCTATATACTTAGCTAATTTAACGTAGGTTTTCTCTCTATTAAGAATACTCTGAAATGCTTCACCACTCTCTTCTACTAACTTAATAGCAGATAATAGGTGGCCCATCTCAATCTCAGTAGAGGTATCGATAAAGGCATAGGTTCCGGCCAGTTTAAGGGCCTTAAAGTACCGATGCGATAACTCAGCCTTCTTGATGTCTTCGTGCTCAGGAAGGGCGTCAGCAGCCCGTTCACAGGCCATCTTATAGGCCAGAAGCTGAATACCTACTTCATCCTCAACCACCATTCTCCAACCGAATATGGCGGGATCAGCGAGGCTATGAAATTTATTAACCCACTTATTAATGATATCTACATTAGATACCTGAATAAGCTTATTATACACTTCTTCGGCAGTGACTTCTTCACCACGCTTATGCTGACCGAAGCCAAAGATGCATCGACGGGCATAACCCGTTTCGAGGAACGAATAGAACTGCTCCTCCGTTTGTCCACCATCCAAGAGCTTGGAAGGCGTACCGAACAGCATCATATTGGCTGGTGTCTTGCCATCCATCTCTTCACTGCGCTGGTTCTCAGCGGTGTTCTTGGTGAGCTTCTGCTTAACCATTCCTTGGTCAAATAACTCAAGGAATAATGTTAATACATCAGAAACACCTAATAGATTAGAACCGATTTCATCAACCTGAAAGTTAATGGAACCAGCAGCAGCTAATAATAGCTTGTGGCGAAGCTGCTTGACGGCAGGAGGTGTGCCTGAGTCGAATGTGAAGGGGAATGCACCAGCCGATTTGAATTCCTTCTCGGCTCGTTCGAATTCCTCTGCTGGATCAGTGCCATTCCGTGCAGCACGGCTATTAGCTACATTCCAGAGATTCTGTTCTGCGATAACGGGGAAAGTATCCTCCATAAATCGCCGTTTAAATCCCTTAAGAAAGTCATTCTCAATAATATTAACAGAATGACCTTTACCAAAGCCAGAAGTAGCAAGAGCTAGTACATAAAGATTAACGGGAATATCCCCTCGATCTTTAGTAACAATAGTAGCTCGCATACATGAAGCCATTTTCGCTAGAAAATAAGCTACTTCAGCACGGAAAAACCCTTTATCGATATTCTGCGTCTTATTACACAAAACACCTACAAGTTCTTCTAAAGCAGAATGATGACCTATTGTTGCTAAATCTACTTTATACATAGTAATTATCTTTCTGCTTACAAACATTAAATGCAGGGCAATAATCACATGCTTTAACTTCACCGGGTATTGTCTTCACAATGCCCTTACCCTTCTCAGCCGCAAAATCATTGGCTTCCTTCAGGGTATCGAAATTACGAGTAGATTTGCCGTCTGTTTTTAATGGGTCTGAGTAATATTTATACTTAGGCTCAGAACGCCAAAGTTCCTTGTCATTACAAGGTGGGATATTCTCTTCTGGTTCATTATAATATTTAACAATATCATTAATCTTATTTACAATAAACTCTTCAGTTTCTGTAATAGACTTTAAATCAACAATATGTTCTTGAGTTTTAACTTTTGGATAATCTGGATTTGTTTTTGTTTGAAACTTCTGCCAATCAGTAAAAATAAACTGAATGTAAATCTTATCACTAGTAATAATATCTTCATTAAGCCAACGATAGATACTTCCCTGAAGAGAATAATCCTCGTCTTTATTACCTAGAAGATAACTATATACTGAGGTTGTCTTATGATCGAATAATCGACCTTGAATAACAACGTCGAATTTACCACCGATTTTAAATCCATTAATTTCTCTAATGGATCGTCTCTCTATATAAATAGGGATACAATCGGGATTGGCTTTAAGATAATCAGCATCTGGATTAATCTTAAGCTTATCGACTACATTTTCAGGATAACCGAGCTTCAGCATCGCTGACTGACCAGACATCCTCCAAGCCTTCTCGATAGAGTCATGCATGGCATGCCCCATACGGGATGCTAGGAAGTCCGATATGTCGATTTCTCGGGTATTAATGGGAACTCGTTTTCCGAGGATAATCTGCTTAGTAGACTTTAATAAGCTAGTTGCAGATATATAGTTTTCTTCATTAACATAGTCATAATCATCGTGTAATAGCCATACTGCTAACGGCAAACTGATGTCATGCTTATTAGTGATTTGCATCATTACCCTCAGATAATTGGTTATGGGGATTTGATTTGACCCGAGGGGTCGGAACCAAGAGAGAAGATTTACCCCTCTTGGTTCCAAATTAGAAGCGGTTTTTAGCCCTCAGACACAGCAGTCTTCTGGGCCTTCTCAGCCAAAACCTTCAAGTTATCGTCGTAGCTCTCAGCCTTCTTAGCCTCAGCAGCCAAAGAGCTATAGGCCGCCTGATCGATAAAATCGTCTTCACGGTAGATGCCCTGAGCGCCACGCTTAATCTTCAGGAGCACCATGAACTGCCAACCCTGCGACTCAGTGAGATTGGTCCCATAGAGGGCATTGAACGCCTCTACAGTGCCCTTCATCGAACGCTCACGAGGGGTATCACGAATGGCTGCACGCTGATTAATCGTGTCATTAGCCTTTTCGAGAATCTCAGTAGTGTAATCCATTAGTGGTGTTCCTCGTCATTATAAACTGGCGGTGTATTTGCTTCAGGAAGGGTCTCGCTCTTAACCATAGGAGATGGAGTTTCCATGAATCCCTTGTGGAATGTAGCTTCAGACATATGACCCAGAGCGCTGATAGCATTAATATGAACATCATGTACTTCGCCCTTAAAATCACCCTTAATAGCGCTGAAACGCTTTAAAGCCTGATCCTGACTGGATGCCATATCATATCTAGTATAATAATCTTCTTCGGAAACGAATAAGATATTAATCTTCTTACTCTTATCCTTATTATTTTCGGTATAAAAGATTTCCATAGAAATCATACTGAAATACTTAAGTTCTTCCATTACTTTTTATCCTTTGAATTTAATTTACCCATATGTTCTGCTACAACTTCATAAATGGTTTCCACTGTAGCATTATTTGGAATTATCATTTCCTTACTCCAATCTGGGTAGAAAATAGAGAATTCCCCTCCGAGCTTGACAGTGGGATGCCAAATCTCGGGATCGTTCTGCCATTGAACTGCATTAATTAAATGCTTATTGGTATACATTACTATGTCAATATCATCCTTAATAAGGAAATATTGAGCATCATGTATCTGAGCACACGGCTTTATAGTTAGTCGATGGGCTTCCTTACGGACACGTCCCATGAACTCGCTACCGGCTCTGTTGTTGAGAAGGCACCAAGACTGCCCCAATGCATTGCCTGCCGTCCTACCCTCGGCTGAGGCTTCGTATGGGGTCTTCCTTGTATCTCGGATGACTTGTTTCAGCAGTGGGGTGCGTAGACGAAGCCCGAAGGCTACTGTGACGTAACCCTTGACACAGGCTTCGTCTAGCTTTGCTGAGACCCAATCATCGGAAACCTTATAAAGTTCGTGGTAAGCAGATTCTACGGCTTTCGCCTTTTGTTCAGACCAGCCTTGGCTGTTCATAATAGTAATATATGTTCCAGCATATGTTAGTGAGAATGTAGGTACTTTTGAATCTTGTCTTAATGGTTTATATTTCTTTGCAATTGAGTTAATACTATCTACATTATTTGGATCAATATCAGGCATCTGCTCACCGAAATAAGCATATGCTCGTAACGAGTGCCCATCATAACCATCGGTATATACTTTAAGCTTATTGGGGTCTCTCGTCGTTAACGCCGAGATGCGATCCTCAAGTGAATTAAAGTCAATACCGCAAAAGAACCAACCTAATGGTGCTTTAAAACAAGTCTTAATCAGCTTTGCATAATGAGCAGATAGTTCGCTCTTACCCGTAGCTGGTAGATTTTGTAGGTTTGGCCCACTCGAAGAAAGCCGCCCAGATACAGTGCCTCCTAGGTTGAAGCTACCAAACAGGTAGTACCAGCCATCAGGCCCTTTCTGTGCTCCTTCTAGAGCAGGGATGAAACTCGTTAATATCTTATCTACGCTTTTATATGCTATTAATGCTTTTAAGAAATCTTTAATTGATTGATCATTTGTATGATTTATTAATGCTTCTAATGTATCTTTATCTGTGCTGCCTAATCCAGAATCAGTGAGAGATAGGACAGGAAGTCCTAACATCTCATATAATATCTCGATTAATTGAGCACCACTGTTTGGATTAAATACTTCTTTTGCATCTGCTAATGTTTTACGTTTTACTTTTAATCTATTATTTTCTTTTATTACCCAGTTTTCATTTAATGTATATGTATATTGCTTTATAATCTCACTATCATTCATCGCCTTAGTGGCAACGTCTGAATCATTTTGTAGAATACGTCTTACCTCTGCCACTCGATTAATATCGACCGGCATACCTGTCAACTGCATATCGATAATATCGTTCAGTGCAGGCTTAAATATTTCTTGATAGACGCTCATCTGGTTATCGTGAATCACGATAGGCCAGTTCTTTTCATAGACATACCAAGTAGCTAGTCCGTCTACGACATTATATTGTAATAATTGAGGTAATGGTATTTTTCTAATATCATTAATCTCTTCTACAGCATAATTGCCAGCATATTCCTGCGCTTGATCCTTAAGACCAAGACGGTTTCCAGAGCAGGAATTAGTGGCGAGGAACGATATGATCTTGGTGCAATGCCAGTTCTTGAGCATCACTTCCAAGCCATACAGGAGCCCTTCTCTATCAAGAATATGGCTCATAAATAGCTGATAGATTAATACAGTAACATCGAATGCAATATGATGATACATTATTGTATTATTAAATCTCTCAAAGAAATCTACGAGTAGACTTCTCACATGGAGAGAGTGTTCACGATCATCTAATATATCTACTGGAAAAGCTATACCTTCTGTTTTAGACCAACAGAAACATATAGTACCAATACCTGCATCATAATGCTTTAAACTAAAACCTTCAATATCACAAGTTAATGGTTTATTCCATAAGATTAGCTTCTCAAGCCAATCAGAAATATTCTTAACTGTCATAGGGTATTCAACGAAATCAATAATATCGATTCCGGGGTCTACATATGTCCCATTATAATGGTCGAAGAGAGCACCCATGGATTGGGCAATCTTCTTATTCACCCTTTCAGGATCATAGAAAACCATCTCATAGGACAAAGCATAGACCACGTTCCATGGTCCATACTCAGTAGGGCATACATATCCTATATAATGATCTACCTTAGGCTTCTTAGTTAATGTTTTAAAGTATAAACCATCAGTAACAATAACATATTCCACACCCATATCTATGAGTGCAGGACCAAGTTCTTCTTTAATATATTCTTTTTGCTGAGCTACAGTTATCTTTTTTCTGGTTCCAGATTGTTCTAATGTAAATACAATTACATCTTCTTCATTAAGTCCGTATGGGTCTATATATGTCTTTTTAATTGCATCTTTATTAATTTTATTAACTAATATGGCTACCTTATAGGAAGCATTTATTTGTTTGCTATATACAAGATGACGCATAATGTCCTCAATAAAGTAATCTAGTAGCCATGTAGTAATCTATCTTCTGAACCAGAGAGTGATATTGCTTCATTCCCCTCTCATCATTGAAAAGGGTAAAGCCTTCTTCTCTGGTTCTCGGAAGATTCTTGATGTTGGGTATTAGATTAGTTACCGAGTTCGGTAATGCATCTCGAATATCTTGTTCGTGTTTACAATCACGTAGTACTAATAGTAATGCTTGTTTTACACGTTCTTTATCGAATTCTATTTCTTTACGATCTTTATCGTATTTAGCCATAGTATCGTACATAGTAAAATGTAACGGATTCTTTTTGGCTTTAGCTCTTAATCTCACATCGAGATTAGAATAAAAGTTTCCCTGATAATAGAAACCATCTGAATTACCAGTTAATCGATTATTTTCTTTAACGATATCCTGTTCCTTAGCAAGAAGTCGTCGGTTTTCAGCTTGAAATATTTCGATTATTAATTGATTAATTAGTTTATGTAACCAATTATTCTCAGCCATATCTCACCTTTTATAACCTCCGTACTTAGCTGCCAACATACCGTGCAAATACACTCTCTCACGAGCACGAGAGAACGCTACGTAGAGCATTCTGGCTGCTTGATCTGACTGACGGCAGGTGGAGATGTTGTCCATATCGATGAACACAAAATCATAGGTGCTTCCCTGCGATTTGTGAACTGTCGATGCATCCCTAGGACGAAGATCAGGGAAGCTATTTCGGAGCCAGAAATACTTATCATATTGTTTAATACGATAATAGTATTTCTTTAATTGATCCATATGCACTTTATCTCTAGGATACGGTACATTGGATAATGTAACACCGAAATCATCTAGAATATCTAGATAATCAACATCGATATCAACATCGGGAGCTACATTAATATTACCACGACCACGGTACTTCAGAATAACCACCGGTTCTTCAGCAGCTACACCTCTGTTCCTTGGATCAGGTTTGAAAGGACTATTCATTATAAGCTTATCATTCTGTTGATATTCAACAGGTAGATTTCTTACATTAGTCCGAATATGATTATTGAATTGAATGACACGATCATTTGTATAAGCTAATATACGAGAACGATCAGTCTGTTCCTTAAAAACAGTATCAATACCAAATAGCATAGTATCGTCATCGAGTAGATCGATAACACCGGGAACCAGTTCAATGGGTTCAAATACACCGGTCTCAACAGTGCGCTTAAGCTGCTCACAGACAGCCATCAATGCTGGCTGACCATTGTTACGCATCTGCTCTGTAAGCTCGTAGAAGGGTGCTCCCTGTCGATATATGGGGCTGATCTTCTCCATGACAGGAGCAAGCTGGTTGTGATCCCCCACATAAACGATCTTACAATTAGCTGTGCCCTCTTGTAATATCTTATATAATGCAGAATCGATTAACGATGCTTCATCAATAAATAATATTAGATTTTCATGCACAGTCCAAGAACGAGTTTTAGTTAATATGGTTCTACCATTACTAAAATCTTCCTTAACTGTGAGATTAAGGAATGAATGAATCGTTTGAGTAGGACGCTGTGTAGAATGAGCTAATACCGATGCTGCCTTATTAGTAGTAGCAGTCATAATAACTTGATCATAATCAGGCTTGGTATTTAGAATCTTACACATCTCTAAATATCGAGGCATAATAACATCGATAAGATATCCCATTAATAGGGTCTTACCTACACCGGCTGAACCAGAGATAATAAATTCTTTATCGTTCGAAAATAGAAACTGAAAGAATTCCTCAGCGGCGACCTTCTGTTTTTGGTTCAAATTGATGGCAGTTTCACCCATGGGAAATTCTCCGAATTCAAGGCAAGAAAAAACCCCCTTCAAATTAATGAAGGGGGTTAATGTTAGTGATTTATATTAATCACTCGACAATGAGGAACTTCTGCGGGTCTGCACCATTCATCCACTTCGGCTGCTTACCACGGCCCGACCAAGTATTACCCTGATCGTCCTTGTACTTAGCCTTAGCCTTGGTGCCCTTGCGGGAGTTCTTCAGACCACCGAGAGCCTCAACAACCTCAGCGACCGTGAGGTTATATTCGGTCACGACACGCTTGATCTGAGCCAGAACCGAGGTCTTAGCCGCATTCTGCTGTTCAGCGATCTTGGCAGCGATTTCAGCCTGACGAGCCTGAAGCACCTCAATGGTGTCAGGAGCGGTATGATCAGCGGTCGTCTCGGGAACCAGACCCTGCTCAGGAGCATCGGTCACACCA